GCCTCGTAAACCTTCAGCAGAAGATTGGCGTCACGGCTGACGGGGCTTTTGGCCCCGGCACGCTGAAGGCGGCCATGAACTATTACAAGCTGTCGCCCCGGCGCGCTGCGCATTTCTTTGCACAGACGGCGCACGAGAGCGGCAACTTCAAGGCGTTCTCGGAGAACCTGAACTATGGCGCGAAAGGTCTGCTTGGCATTTTCCGCAAGTATTTCCCGACTGAGGCGCTGGCTAAAGCCTACGAACGCCAACCGCAGAAGATTGCCAATCGTGTCTATGCAAATCGCATGGGCAATGGGGACGAAGGAAGCGGAGACGGATGGAAGTTCCGAGGACGCGGCGCCCTCCAACTGACGGGCAAGTCCAACTATCAGGCGTTCGCTGACTATATCGGCCGGCCGGATGTCATGACAAACCCTGATCTTGTCGCCGGCGAGCTCTGCTTTGAGAGCGCCCTGTGGTTCTTTGACCGCAACAAACTCTGGGGCATCTGCGATCAGGGTGTGAATGACGCTGCGATCTTGCAGCTAACCAAGCGGATCAACGGTGGCACGCACGGCCTCGATGACCGTAAGATGAAGACCAAGAAGTTTTTCTCTTGGGTTTCAGGAGTTTAAGCCATGAAGATCAAAAACCTCATCAAGAACGCCGTCGCTAAGGAAGCGACAAAGGCTGTAATTGGCAAGACGCTTCCGATCGGCGAAAAGAAAGGCCTGTCGAAGGGTAAGATGACGCTGGGCGCTCTCGTGCTTGCCATCGCCGGCCTGGTGTTCGAGTATCTCTCCTGACCGTGGCATTTGGCCACAAAATGCTGTAGGACTGCGCCATGGCAACCTCAATGACCTTCACGACGCTCCAACAGGACGTTCGGCGCTATCTGGAGCGCGGGGCCACCTATGCGTCTGACCCTGTTGTTTATGAGCAAATCCCGCGCCTAATCAATCTTGCAGAGCGCCGTATCTCGCGTGAGCTAAAGATACAGGGCTTCATCAATGTGGTGACTGGCACGCTCACCATCGGTCAAGCGGTGTATCCTAAGCCTGATCGTTGGCGTGATGTGGTGTCGATGAACATTGGAACTGGCGCGACAAACAACACCCGCAAGGTTCTTTTCAGTCGCTCATACGAGTATCTGCTCAGCTATTGGCCTGATCGCACGGCGACAGAAGAGCCGATTTTCTACAGCGATTACGACTATGACCACTGGTTGATCGCACCAACGCCAGACAGCGCCTACCCGTTTGAGGTGCTGTATTACGAATTGCCGCCGCTTCTCGACGAAGAGGTGCAGACAAACTGGCTCACCGAATACGCACCGCAGCTTCTTCTTTACGGCACGCTGCTTGAGGCAACGCCGTTCCTCAAGAACGATGAGCGTATTGGCGTCTGGCAGCAGATGTATGATCGCGCTGCCGCTATGCTCAACGGCGAAGACCTCGCCAAGATACTCGACCGCTCAGCGGTTCGTAAGGAGGCCTAATGACCAGCACCTATACACAGGTTTTTGGTGGCAACACCATCTACCCGTCAGACGTTTCCTTTCTCGGAATTACCCTGACAGGAGACATCACGCTTCAATGGCCTATTGAGGCGAGCACGACTGGCCTTGTTGTTGCGCGCATCATCGAGGTGAGCCCGTCAGGTGCTTATTCCATTACGATGCCGCCCGCCGATGAAACGGCGTTGGGGCAAACCGTTCTGTTTAATAACCTTGGACCGTCCACGATTACCGTCAAAGACAATTTGGGCGGCACAATCGTTTCGATCCCACAGGGCCAGCAATGGCAGATTTATCTATATTCTAACAACACTGCGGGCGGTTTGTGGCGCACCTATCAGATGGGCGCTTCGACTGCTCAGGCTCAGGCATCTGCCTTGGCGGGCTACGGCCTTATCGCAACAGGTGCAACGCTTTCGACTAACTATCCGATTACCGAGTTCAATACGAGCTTCACACTGGCAGAAAGTGCGCAAGCCGGGACGTATGTTTGGACGGGTGCACTTGGCACAATTACGCTGCCTGCCGCTGCGGGTCTTCCAAACGGATGGTTCGTCAACATTCGTAACAACGGCACGGGTGATCTAACGATTGATCCGGCTGGGACTGAAACAATTAACACGGCAGCCAATCTGACGCTGGCGATTGATGATAGCTGCACCGTCGTGACAGACGGCCTTGAATGGTACACCGTTGGCTTTGGTCAGAACGCAACCTTTGCCTTCGACTATACGTCAATCAATCTTACTGGCGAAACAAGCCCATACACCCTGTCTGGATCAGAACTTAACCGCATCGCCTATAAATTTGTCGGCACCCTGACAGGCGACATGGAGATTGTGGTTCCAAACACGACCCAGCAATACTGGGTAGCTAACAATACGACTGGCGCTTACACCTTTAGCGTTCGCACCACGACACAGGTCACGGGCGTTCCTATCGTTCAAAATGCTCGCGCAATTTTGTATTCCGACGGGACGGATGTCGTTGACGCATCTACTGCTGGTCTGGCTGTGCCACTCTCAGTGGCGCAGGGCGGCACGGGATCGACTACGTCTGGCGGCGCGCTGATTAACTTGGGCGGAACTGCAACAGGTATTGGCCTGTTTACCGCCGCATCAACGTCTGCCGCTCGATCTGCGTTGTCTGCGGCTGCGGCTGGCGCAAACAGTGACATTACGTCTCTAACGGGTCTCACTACACCTTTGTCGCGCGCTCAAGGCGGTACAGGCACTGGCACAGCGCCGACCAACGGTCAGCTTCTGATCGGCAATGGCAGTGGTTACACGCTCAGCACGTTGACTGCTGGCAGTGGGATTACGATCACCAACGCGTCTGGCGGTATTACCATCACAAACGCAGCAGGCTCGTTTGATCCAACCGTAAACAATACGTTTACTGGTCGTCAGACCTTTACCGGAAGCACGACAGCGCTTGCTGAAGTTGTAACCAACATGGTTGAGCCTGCGACAATTGTCGCATCCCCTGCTGGCGGTACGATAAACTATGACATCACGACCCAGTCGGTTCTCTACTATACGAGTAGCTCTGGGGCCAACTGGACGATCAATCTGCGTGGGAACGGCTCAAACACACTAAACAGCCTTCTTTCTACCGGGCAGGCCATTTCGGTGGCGTTTTTGTCGGCTCAAGGTGTCACTGGGTATTACAACAATTCGGTTCAGGTCGATGGCACCACCTCAGGTGTCACAACGCGCTGGCAGGGCGGCACTGCGCCAAGCACTGGCTATTCGAACGGAATTGATGTTTATACCTATACGGTGATCAAAACCGGCAGCGCTACGTTTACTGTCCTTGCTTCTCTAACCCGCTTCTAAGGGGGCCAGAATGCCGAACTTTATCTCTTTTGGGGCAGGGAGTATTAAGGCTTTTGGTGGCCTTAATAGTTCGGCTGTGGGTCCGTCCCCGCCTCCTCCACCTCCTCCGCCGCCTCCTACGCCGACTGTGGTGACGTTCACTGAGAGCGGCACGTGGGTTGCAAACACCTCGAGCATTCTTGTCTTAACGGGTCAGGGCGGAAACGGTGAGCCAGCCGGTTCTGCGTGGATTGAGAGTTTTCTTGCCCCCACGAGCTATTCTTACGAGACCAGCGATGCTGGCGGCAGCGTTGACAACACGCCGTACTATTATCAGCTTGTCGAGTATGGCGACAGCGTCCTTTCGTCGATCAACTATTCGACGGCTGAGCGCACGGTTACGTACTCTCGCTTTAACTATTTCTATAATCCCTCTACGCAAAAAACCATTATAAACAGCAACTTCGAAACGGTGACCATACGAGGTCTCGCGTTTAAGTCAGGGTCTAACTGGAACAACACGTCTAGTAACCCTGTGCAGGGGATTGGCAGCGGGTGGTACTTGCGCGCTGAACAGTTCTTCAGCACTCCTGAGACAACCGGGGCTGCCTCCACTGCCCTTGGATATTCGTTCCCCGGCGGTACTGGTGGCGCTGCCTCACCGGTCACCTATAATTCGGTGCCAGTAAACTTTGGGCAGACGTACACGATCAACGTCGGCGCTGGCGGTTTCGTCACTCTCGAGTATTACTAGGTGGGCCATGGCAGATAACGTCGTACAGATTAAATCAGCGCCCGGCATCAAGCGTGACGGCACCAAGTTTGAAGGCGACAACTACGTTGATGGTAGCTGGGTGCGCTTCCAACGTGGCTTGCCTCGCAAAATCTGGGGCTATCGCTCTGCGAACAAGTATTTGCGCGGCATTCCACGCGCCCTGCAAGCCTATACCCAAGATCAGCTAACCTACATCCATGCGGGTTCAGCTAATCTCGTAGAGCGCCTGTACATGGATGGCACGTACAACACGTCCATCATTTATGACCGCACGCCGGGCACGTTAACTGAAAGCGATGCCAATATGTGGCAGTTTGATGTTGCCACAGAGGTAGATGTTCTTGGCAATTTTACGAACAAAATCATCGCCCAAGTGGCTCCAAACCTAAATTGCATCTGCAACAGCGAGGGTGGGCAACTCTTCATTGGTGATTTGACCGGCACAGCACCGTTGACTGAAGTTACAAGCCTGCCAACGGGTTACAGCCTGACTGGTGGGGTTGTGTCTCTCCAGCCTTACACGTTCATTTTCGGCAATGACGGGTATGTGGCGTGGTCTGTTCCGGGCGATCCTGCTGATTACACAGGCACGGGGTCGGGTGCCGCCAACATCACAGGACAGAAGATCGTCAAGGGGATGCCACTGCGCGGTGGCCCCGGCAATTCTCCATCTGGCCTGTTGTGGTCGGCTGACAGCCTCTTACGCGCCTCTTTTGTGGGTGGCGACGCTGTCTTTCAGTTTGACACGATCAGCACGCAGACATCCATCATGAGCGCCAACAGCGTGATTGAGTATGACGGCATCT